AGAGATGCTCTCGCGATACCATCCTACATTATCTGAAATAGATAATAAAATTCTTAAATATGACAAAATTCATCCAAGTCGTATTGTTTCTCAAAATTACACAAAAGCATTGGCTATAACTCTTAAAGATTTTCGTTTACCTAATAAAGTTAAAGTTCGCCATGTTAATGATGTTATAAGACACTATCCACATCCGGACCGATCTCCAGGTCTCCCCTATACAACCCAAGGAATCAGACGAAAGGCAGACGTCGATACTAATTTAATTCGTTGGAATGTTCATAAAATGAAATATGGCAAAATCAAGAAATTCCGCACTCCGTGTACAATTGCTGTTAAGACTGTTCTATCACCACCTGGAATTAACAAATTCCGCAATGTCTGGGTTTACCCCGTTGACATGACTATGGCTGAAGGAATGTTTGCACAACCTTTAATTCATGCTTACAACTCGCTAATTCATAGGCCTTACGCCTTATGGTTTCGTTGGCATAAACGTGATATGCATTGGTTAAATCGTTTAATTACTCCTGGCACTCGTTGGCTTGGAATTGATTATTCTTCTTTTGATGAAAACGTACCTCCATGGTTAATTCGCGATGCTTTTTCCATTCTGCGCGAGCAGTTAGATTTTTCACAGTATGAGTTTTACGGAACTCCAAGCGATACAGATTCCTTAACTCGATTATGGAATTGTATAATAAATTATTTCATTAACACTCCGGCAAAATTAAAATCCGGTAAGATCAAGGTGTTTGATGGTGGCGTACCATCTGGGTCATACTTTACCAACTTAGTTGACTCCGTCTGCAATAGTATCATGATGAACTATTTACTTCTTGAACTTGGTGTAGAATATTATGAAAGATTCTACATGGGAGACGATGGATTGATTCGAATCGCTGGTGATTTGGATTTGGATCTTCTCAGTGTCTTGGCTAAAGAGAAATTTGGTTGCACAATTAATCCAGACAAGTCAGAGATAGGAACTTATGTTTCCTGGCTTGGGTATCGTCTAAGTGATCATAGACCGATCCCCGATATGAACAAGTTGCTTTCGCAACTATTTGTTCCAAGTAAACCAGATCGTTATGCACACGATATACTAATTCGTGCCCGTGCTCTATGGATTTCATCCTTTAATTTCGGTCCATTCCGAGATTTTCTTCTTGAGCATGGTCTTCTGACTGGTATAAAACGGGTATATAGAACTGATACCATCGAAAGGTTGGAATATTTAGGGCTTGACATCAGCTGTTCTGATGCGTATATGTATACGTAGCCCCGACGCC